ATAATGATAATGACCTGCAGAAGTTTGATGGTGTATTTCGGTTCTCCAAACTCAGTCGATTGATCGATAATACTGAACCTGCCATTGTGAACAATATTTCCACTATATTATTGTATGTTACCTTGGCACCGAGATTCAATACCTATGCAGAGTATATTGTAAACATCATCAACCCAATCTATACTTCACACGTGGCAGAAAATGCTGTGAGTTCACATGGGTTCTATGTTGATGGCAGCACCTATATCCATTACTTGGAAGACGATGGTGTGGGTAATATGCAACTGTTCAGGCATAGTGATGTTGAGGTGAATCCACCTCTGGGTGTTATACAGAACCACGTTATCGTGAATCCAGCCATTGGTACAGTGGACTATGCAACTGGGTATATCAAGATACAGAACTTGAATATCACTGCATTGGCAGAGTCAACATTTGAGATAATCATCAAACCTCAATCAAATGATGTGGTGTCTGCATTCCATCAGATTGCCCGTATTGAACCGTCACGGATGACAATATCCTCGATCATTGATACTACATCCAATGGTGATCTACGTGCCGGACAGAACTATGTGTTCACCTCAAGTCGCTCATGACAGATAAAGTAAACATATCATCAATTGTCTCAAGTCAGTTCCCAAGTTTCATTAGGGAAGACTATGAGGCATTTGTTGCATTCGTCAAGGCATACTATGAATTCCTCCAGCAGGATTATAGTACTGACCTAAAGACGATCAGAGATATCGATACCACTCTGGATGAATACGTAAAGCATTTCAAGAGTGAGTATGCATCCAATATTCCATTTACACTTGCCAATGAAAGATTTGTACTATCCAATATCAAGGATCTCAATCTTGCCAAGGGATCTGATCAATCATACAGACTACTGTTCCGCTTACTGTTTGATAAGGAAATAGCAATAGGTTATCCTGGTCAACAAATGCTCCGTGCCAGTGATGGGAGATGGGAACAAAAAGTATCGATATTTGTGGGAATAGTTGCTGGAAATGTCGATAAAATCGTCAATAATGTGGTGGATATTGTCACTTCTACTGGTCCAATTAAAACACTGGTATATAGTTACAAAAACTTACAACTAAACATAGACGGCAGAGATGTCTATGAACTCTCAATAGACCGCAGGTTTTTCGGTAACATTGCAATTGATGATCGAGTAACACTGGACGGGGATTTCATTGCCCGTATAGTACCGACAATTGCCAAGTTCAATGTAGTTCAATCCGGCAAGAATTTCAGGGTTGGTGAGTTATATGAGATTGGAACCACTGGGACCATTCTAAAAATAGTTGAGACAGATATATACGGAGCAATAGTATTTGCTCAGATCATCAAGTATGATATGGACACTAAGTTTACAGATGATTTTATCTATGAACTTATTTCCAAGACTGATCTCGCAAAACAATTGGCAATACCGCATTTCTCCATTACAGTGCCAGGTGCTGATGGTACAGGTGGGACTCCAGGTATCTCTGCAAGTAAAGATGTCGGGTTAAGTGACGCAACTGATGGATTTACAGATGAAGGTATGATCAACAGTTTTGATTATAATGTTGACGTAATACCTGCTGCATTGGATGGTACATATTCAGGTAAGATATTCAGAACTTGGTTGAATGAACCTGTAACAGAAAAAATTGATACAAGTCTACTTGCATATATAAACTTTTCATTGGGTGGTGTGTCAAAGTATCCAGGATTTTATACATCCAATAATGGATTTCTTGATGATGCCATGTTTATTCAGGATAGTAAGTTTTACCAAATCTATTCATACTTACTTACAATTGATGAGAAATTAGACACCTACAAGTCGGCAGTCAAAACTTTACTACATCCTTCAGGTGTTGCACTATTCGGCGAATACTCCATCATAAATGAGTTGGATCTATCGACAGAACTCGAGTCAACGCTGAAATCACTTATTATTATATTGAAAGATAGTATGTCGGTTCAGGATAGAAAGGATCACTTTGACGTTGCAAAGGCATTGCCGGCAGATCTAATATCATTGGGTGTTGTACAGACATACCATTTAGATAGGGCAGTGACGGTGGATACCTTGGATCCGTTAGTGGATGGCACCACTAATTTATTTGGTAAGAGCGTTTCTGATGCCGTAGAGTTCACGGATGATAGTCGCATATTCGATCTCATCAAAGGGTTATCAGATGCTCCAGAAGTCACAGACACCGAGAAGTATTTTCATATAGAGAAATCTCTGGATGGATTGGATAGTATTTCGCTGGATGTTGTACAGACATACCATCTAGATAGGGCAGTAACAGTGGATACCTTGGATCCACTATCAGACGAAACCACTAATTTATTTGGCAAGATCGTTTCTGATACCATAGAGTTCACAGATGATAGTCGCATATTTGATCTAATCAAAGGGTTATCAGATACACAGGGAGTTGTAGATACTGAGAAATATTTACATATAGAGAAATCTTTGGATGGATCGGATAGTATTTCATTGTCCCATCCACCCGTTGTAAAAGATTTGACTAAATATATGACTGAAGATGAGCAGATTATAGCAGATTCGGGTATACTTTATTTGAATCCATATTTGGTAGATATGACTACCTTTGCAGATACTCCGGGTGGAGATTACATGGACGGCGGTAGGAGAACATTTTAGCATAACATAGGAGAATAACATGAATTTGAATGAAAATTTGGAAATGAAAGGCGAGTTATCCATTGTAGTTACAGGACAAGATGGAATAATCAAACAAGAGATGGTTGTGCCAAATTTGGTTGTGACAGTTGGTAAGAAGTACATTGCAGCACGTATGTCTAATACTCCTGCAGATGTTATGTCACATATGGCAATTGGTTCTGGTACAGTCGATCCAGTTGTTGGAAATGAAATTTTGGGAACTGAACTCGGTCGTGTCACATTGACATCAATTGTTGCAGTGGACTCAACAACAGTTACAGCAATAGCAACATTCCCTGCAGGTACTGGCACTGGTGCCATCACAGAGGCAGGCATTTTCAATGATGTTACTGCCGGTGTAATGTTATGCCGCACCAAATTCGCAGTAGTGAATAAAGAGGCAGGCGATTCAATTGCCATCACTTGGGCAATCACAGTTAGCTAATACAAAATGGCAAATACCACACTAATAAAATCCACTCTGCGCAATTCTATTGCCGAGGGAATATACAACGAAATTACCAATCGTAATTCTAGGTATTTCTACTTCCTGGGCAAAACATTGACATGGGATAATGAATTGTCACCTTTGATTCCAGTGGATAGTGTGGCATATTCGAGTATAGTCAGAAACGACATCATCACGGTGAAGGAAATATCACCCACTGATGTCGCATTTGTTGTGCCAAGATATGAATGGATATCCGGTCAGGTATATGATCAGTATGATGACCAATATAGCACTGAGATTCAAGGTATAAACCTACAAGCAGGTGGCAGTGAATATACTACTGTTCCCTTTATCTATATTGGATCTGAAGGTTATATAGATTTTGCTCCAATAACTATTTACACTATTGGTCAGATGCTAAAATCTGGGGCGAACTACTATGTTGTAAGTGAGATAGACATATCTGTAGTCACTGGAACTTCTGGTAATACAGCACCCACTCATACAGCAGGAACAGTTCAAAATGGCACTGTATTTCTAAAATATGTGGTAGTATCTGATGGTGCTGGATCCGGTGCCACTGCAGTTGTAAGTTTAGTTGATGGTATTATCGTCAGCATAGATATGACAAATAGGGGAATTGGATATACATCTGAACCAACAGTTGTTATTATTGGTGAGGGTAATGTTACAGAACCAGTTGCTGTTGCAGTTATAACAAAGGGTCCAAAATCACTGAAGCAAAGAATTGAAGACTGCGCATTTTATGCACTCACAGATGAGCATAATGTATACATCTGTCTTGATAATAATAATGGTGGTCAATCGGTCTATAAACCAGTCGATACAGATCCAGATCCACTAGTGTACGCAGATGGATATACTTGGAAGTTTTTGTATAATGTGCCTATTGGTCTGCGCAATAAGTTTCTGACAAATGATTACATTCCAGTAATCACCTCAATTCAAAATCAATTCTATTCAAATGGTAACATACAGGTAGTTAGAGTTGATCAGGCAGGTGCTGGATATACTGCAGCAAACATCTCAGTCATTGGTGATGGATACCTTGCCGCAAATCCAATTTACATTACTGCCATGGCAATTACAGATGGAGGATCTGGGTACACCACTCCAACTATCAATATTGCTGAACCATTTCTAAATGTAAATCCGTGGATCGCTAACTGGACCGTAGTTTCTGGACAAAAATATTCGTATCTCAATAATGTATATGAGGTAGTGGTTTCCGGTAAGTTTAGTATCTATCCTCCGGTCCATAGATATGAGATTGTATCCAATGGAACTGCTGCCTTGAAATATGTTGGCACCAGAGCAACCGCAAGTGTCACTCAATCTGGCGGTATTATTGATAGCGTAACATTGAATAAAGATGTGAGAGAAGTAAATATCAAATTTGCCAAAAATGGTATTGGATATATTACGCCACCACTAGTCACATTTACGGGTGGATCTGGAACTGGTGCCACGGCAATTGCTGTTGTATCCAATACAGCAATCTCAAGAATTATTGTGACAGATGCCGGTGAAAACTATTTGTCTATTCCAGATGTGGTTGTTGGAACACAGTGGACTGCTTCAACGGTTGTATTGTCACAAACTCAATTATTTTACGGTAATTATCTCTATACAGTCACCAATCCTGGTACAACAGGAGTTGTTGCTCCGATCCACACTAGTGGTACAGTGGTTGATGGATCTGCCACCTTGACATACGCAGGGTTAGCAGCACAGGCAGAATGTACTCTCAAGGCAGGTGCGGGGTATAGTTATAATCCAATCATAACTATATCCGGTGGTGCCGGAGTAGATGCCAAGGCACAATTTGCCACGGTAAAATCAGAGGCAAAACTAATTCCTATTTTGGATAATGGACAATTATCCCACGTTCAAATTGATGATGGTGGTGTTGGATACACATACGCAACACTTACTATAGCAGGCAATGGTGAAGGTGCATTGGCATCGGCACAGCTATCCATTGGTGATGCAAATACATTACAATCAAATGTTGAATTATTGACTGTTGATGGCACTATCAATAACATACCAGTAATCTCCGGTGGGTTTGGATATACGTCAGCAACAGTTACTATAACTGGAGATGGTACTGGTGCAACTGCTGTGGCACGAGTATCTGGTGGTGCAATTCGAAAAATTGATATAACAAATCCAGGTGAAAATTACCGTTGGGCAACAGCATCGATATCCGGCATTGGAGTAAATGTTACCTATGGCGGAACAAAATACAAAGAAATTCCATCTGTAAAATTTGCAGATCTAATTGGTGATGGTGCCGGAACCACTGCAACTGCTGTTATTTTGGGTGGTGCTGTCACTGAGGTGAATGTTGTTAATGCAGGTTCTGCCTATGCAACTGCCCCTACCGTGACGATTGGTGCTCCATACATAACATTTGATGGTGCGTCATCTGTAAATGCTACAACCAATTCTATTCATTACGTTGGGCAATTATTTCAAACTGGTGATAAGGTAAAATATTCAACTGGTGGTGGTATTGCAATATCAAGTAATATTGTCACATTCAATAGTATCACAGACGTTTCCACTGCCACTCACCAAATCCATATGATCGCACATCCATTTATCAGTGGTGATCAGGTCAAATATGATTCTGGATCTGGCATTGCAATTGGTGGACTAACAGATGAAAGTTTATACTATGTCATAAAAATAGATAACGACTATATCAAGTTAGCATCATCATATTACAATTCTATCATTGGAACTCCAGTGCCAATTGCTATTTCTGCGGGTGGCAAAGTTACCTCTATTCCAGTGGCCACTATTGGTGCAGGATATGCATCTGCCACGGTCACAGTTACCGGTACAGGTACTGGTGCTTCCGGTGTTGCTGTTATCAACCCTGTTGACGGTAGTATCACTTCTATTACAGTGACTGGTGGATCTGGATATACTTCAGTGCCATCTGTCTCATTGGTGGCACCGGCAAATCCCACTCCAACTGGAACAGGTCTTGCTCCAATCACCAAAACTTGTACTGGAACTTCTGGGCAATCTACCATTGTAGTACCTCCACTTACAACCACCGCAACTGGACTTGGACTTGCTCCAATAGTTACAACGGGCACTGGAACTTATAATACAACTTCAGTGGTCGTTGCATCCTATGCCGGAATTGTTGCTGGTATGTTAGTGACTGGAGTTGGAATTGCTGCCGGAGCAAAAGTATTGACCACGCCAATAAGCACAACTGTAATATTGGATACACCACATATCAGTGCTGTATCGGGTACTATCAATTTCCTCGATAGAACAATTCAAGTGGCATCATATGCCGGTATTTCTATTGGTATGCCTGTATCTGGCACTGGTATTGCTGTCGGAGCGAAAGTATTGACCACGCCATCCAGCACAACTGTAACATTAGACTTACCACATACCAGTGCAGTATCTGGCACAATCAATTTCTACAATGTCGCCAAGGATATGCTGGTGATCGGTGCCGGTATTTCTGCGGGTACCAGAGTTTTGGCAACCCCTTCCAGCACAACTGTAACATTGACTGCCACTAACTCCAATACTGTGGGACTGCCAACAGTAACGCCAACTGCAACTGGATATGGAGCAAGCACAGTTGATGTGGATTCATTTGCGGGTATTGTTGCCGGAATGAATGTATCCGGAACTGGTATTGCCACTGGTGCAAGAGTTCTGACAACTCCCACAACACTCACTGTAACATTGGATACTCCTAATTCTGGAGTGGTATCTGGCACGATAACCTTTGATAGCATACTTACATTTGCCAGTACATCAATTGTGGTGTCTTCCAAGACTGGTATTGTTGCCGGAATGAATGTATCCGGAACTGGTGTTGCGTCTGGTGCCAAGGTACTCACCACACCAACAACTACAACTGTGGTATTGGATATAGCAAATACTGGTATTGTGTCGGGTACAATTACATTCAGTCCAACCACAGCAACCCTTGGAACTGCAGTGGTAACTACAAATGTTGTTCAGAGTGCCACGTATATGCTGAACTCAAATCAAAATTATTATGTAATCTCAACCACTGACACCATCCAACTATCAAAGGCGATTAGTGGATCTGCAATTGATTTCACCAGTGTGGGATCTGGATCTGCACAAAAATTGACTATGGAGAACGAAGCAGCAGAGGCAATTGCTGTAATGACCCCAGACGCAATTGGTAAGGGTGCTAAACTACGTGCTGTTGTATCGCCATATGGTGGTCATGGAAAAGAGGCACTAAATAATCTATTTGCAAAGACGATGATGTTCTATACAAATATCTCTGCCGATAAGAATCAAGGGTTCGATGTGAATAACGATTACCGTCAAATTGGTATTCTGAAAAATCCTAGACAGTATGGTTCTACCTATACATTGACCAACAACCTGACATCTGCCTGCTGGGTACTCTCAAGCAGTGACACAATTGATCCAATATTGTTCCCACTTGATTCAATTATATACTTGAACTATACATTACCGAACCAGACTAGGTTTAGAATTGTATCTAATGCAGGATTGTCCTTGCTGGTCCAATCAATCGATAACGGTATGCCGATCTTGGGTGCAACCTTTGCAAATTCGTTCAGTAATGGTCGTGGTGCCAGTTTCGTGGCAGCAACAGTGACTCCACCAACAATGGATAAATACTCCGGCGACTTATTATTCATT